AATGCTATTTCCAACCTACCAAAGCCTTCATCTGTCAAGCTACCATCTTTTAATAGCTTAATCATTTTTGCAACCTGATCATTTATCTCTGCCATTGTCAAAGACTTGAACCCTGTGAATGGAGTCTGAGGATTAGCGCCCAGAGTTACATTTGATCCTTCGTATAATTTAATCTCTTTGATCATGCGAATCCCTGTCTTTTGATCATAGTCAGATTTAATAGTTGAAAAACCAATCGAATGCTGAACTACAATTCCCTCAGCGTAAAGAATCATTGCATCTCTGCCGTATGATGTAGGTGCTATTTTACTCTCAAAGTATATACCTCTCTCCTGAGCCTCTAAAACCATAGGCTTACCATGCGGTTGGGCATAGTTATGCTGATTTAAAAAGAATATCTCATTCGATCCCATAGGACCACGCTCTGCGATTGTTTTTGTTGCGGCACCGGGCATGATAATATCATCATCATAATCCTCATTGCCAAAACTTGCAAAGTAGCCTGTAACTGTCATCCTTTCGGAATCCATGTCCTTTATCTCGGCATTGTAGTTCTTAAATTCTAATAATCCTTTCATCTTTACAAATATATTAATTTTTTAAATATCAAAATTATTCAGCATCTATCTGTTTTAATTTTCTAATTGCCCATTCAACTCCTGCCGTTCCACCCCATGCATCCCACATCAAACCACCGCAACCCTCTGTATAAGGAACATCGGCATGTTGCTGATGCCTTTTGAATGATGCCATTCTAGCTATTGTATCTCTTGACAAAGGCTCTCTATTTGCCAACTGCATTGCTCTAGCTTTGCCAACTGGTGTACCGCATTCGCCCCATCCGTTTTCTTCTGCCCATTTTAAAGCACGTTTAGCATTATTTACCGCAGCATCTGGATAATCTGTATATGTTTTAGCTTTTAAGTCTTTTAAGTATGGAGGCGTTCTAGGCTTTAGTATTGGCAAACCATCTGAGTCTAATGTTGCTTCTGTAGCCATAACACAACGGCAATTTACAACCTCAGCAGCTGGTGCCGATGGATCACCCGGGTACATCATTGGAGTGATTCCAACTATAAAAGGTTGATTTATTTCAATAGGCTCCTGAGTCATTAATAAATGAGTTCTCCTAGTCCTTTTATCCTTTGTGTTAATCCAAAACTTTTTAACCTCGTAATCAGAACTCTCAGCACCCATGTTAATTCCAAAGTTGGCAGCAGTTGTGGATTCTGTTCTTGCTATTACTAAAGACCTTGCCCTGTTAAATGCAGGATCGTTTAGCGTTTCTTCAAACAGTTTAGCCTGATCTCGTCTAGACAAATTTTGTCCAATTACATTAGCTAAAACGTTTTTAATCTTATCTATTGTTGTCTCATCAATGCCTGTAACTTTATTACCTCCAATAAACCTAAAATATTCAACCATCTCAATATACCATTGAGGATTGAAGAAATCTGTAATAAAATCTTTTCGTGTTTTAGGTACTGAGTTACGTATCCAATCGTATGAGAATGTCGCAGCTGATACGCCAATCTTTGTATAGATTTTTTCTAATCCATCATATAAAGGTTTTTGATTTACTAAGAACTGAATGTAAACCTGTAGGTCATCAAAGTTAGTATCATCTATAAAATCAGTTATGGCTTTTGTCTGCTCATCTAATGCTCTCTTAATGATAGGATAAGCATAAGCCTCATACTCTTTATGTAGCTTTAAATAGGTTTTGTGGTATTTAACACTACTTGCCATTTATGGTTGCATTGTTATATGCCTGATCTAAAGACAACTCCTCAATAGGTACTAAGTTAGCAGGAACGTAAATGTTCTGCATTTCTGGAGTGCTAATCTTATCGTAACCCTGAGCAATACGTTTCTCATCAGGAGTGATCCAATATGAATTAGCCAGCCATTGTGTTAGCTTTTCCATATCTTCCTGCATCTCAGGATAAGAACTAAAGTCAAAATCAAAGTAATATTTCTTGCCGTATGCTTTAGCGTATGGCTCACAAACAAACTTGTTGATTGCATCTCTAATCTTGCGAGATAGTGGAGCAGTTGCATTATATATTAACTGCTTAGATGCCCATCCCATATTATTATCCGTAGATGCCGACTCACTACCTGAGAACTGTATTGGAACATGAAAAGCAGTAAATATCTTGCGAGTATCTATGTTAAGCGATTCTATTAATTGTAAGTCAGTAGATGGTAATCCGATTTGAGTCCATTTAAGCGGTCCTGATGATGGGAATATACGATCCATTAAAGTTTCACCTCGCTTTGCATCAACGATTTTTTCCTTCAATAAGTTCATTTGATCCTTTGTCAAACTTGCACCATTCCCATCAGGAGAAATAAAGCCCATAGCACCACCATTACGTATCTGCTTTAATAATTCGTTATCGCCCTCATTCTCTTTTAATACATTTCTGTAAATAGCTTTGATAGGTGACTGTCCGTATAGTTGCGCTCCTGTTAGCGTAAAGTCAGGATTAAAGGATTTAAAGTGAACAACCTGATTAGCAGGTAAAGGTACTTCTTCAATATAGATAGATGTCAAAGAATATCCTTTAATTGGCTCAAACATACCACCTGAGATAATCTCAATCCATTGACTAGGTAAGCAGTATAGTTGTGACCAGATTTGTTTCTCAGTCATCACATCATCCTTACCATTGCCAAAGATATACCCATCGCCAGTACACAAGAAAAACCCTGCAAGATCAGTCATCCATTCCTCATAAGTCTGTAAAGGATTAGGCTTTGCTAATAAGTCAAGTATAGGATTGTTTTCTACCTGATTAAACATCTGCTCTTTAAGTTGTAATGTTCTCATCTTAGCAGATGCACCCTCAGCCATAGACATATTCTCATATATCTTTAAATCCTTTTTTGTTACTCCCTCTTTGACTTCATAAAGACAATAAGCGCATTCCGCAACCTTTTTACTAATAATATCAATGCAAGTGTAAACATCAGCGTTCTTTTGGAATCCCTCTTCAACAAACTTAATCTTATCTGAAAAATCAACTATAACCTGATTATTTCCAATCCATCCAAATACGTTCTGGTTGTAAAGGTTAGCAGTTATGCTTTGCTGCAATCCGGGCATCAAAGACTGTAATTGATTTTGGGCTGCCTTTTCAATATCAGCCTTAAAGAATTTTTGTAGTATGCCCATAATTACCATTCAAATGAATATTCCTGTACAAATTTAGATGCCAACTTATTTAATGCCACGTATCTCAAAGGATCTATGAGGTGATTAAAGGCATCAATCGGCTCATTTAACATTTTGCCTGTTTTATCTTTTTTCCAAATATATGAATAAAGTTCCTTTTTTAGATTATGGCTATTTGCCGTTACATTTATCTTATATCTTTTAAGGATGTCAATGCCTTGCTTTATACTATCTGGTCCTTTCATTGCTCCATGAATGTTAAAACCTTCAGCATAAATCTCTTGTATAGACTTTGGCTCTGCACTATCAGCTATTATTTCCTGCTCTGGGCTTACCTTAAAATCTCTTAGCTTTTGGCATATATCCATGTTAGTTAGTCTGGTTTCATAGCACATCTCATTTACCCACAACTCGCCTTCTGATTTATAAACCTCTATTATACCTGTCGGATCATTGGTAAAACCAAAGTCAATGCCATAACTAATTAACTCAGCATCCTCTGGTATTGCCTCACATATTGCCCAGTTCCTAAATATAACGCCCTCAATCTTGCCTGTTAAACCTCTAGCATATACATTCCATAACTCCTGATCTAATTCCTTTATAGCCTCTATTCTTTGATGATCTTCTTCTGATAGGAATGGATTATGCCGATGGTCTGAGATTATTAGTTTTGTATCTGGCTGACCAATTAGCTTAGTATGCGCCCAAAACTCATTTGTGGGATTATAATCTATGTATATTTTATTCTTTGTCCTGATTGCTAACTGCCAGTATATCTGGTAACTTATACCATTAGCCTCATTGACAAAAAGGTAGTCACGCTTACCATTCTTTGCTGACTGCTCATTCTCAAAGGAAACAAACTCAATAAGTGAGCCGTTCTTAAAATAGATTATCCGTTCAGTCTTATTCCAAAATTTTAGTTGAGATTGTAAGTATTTGTTATCTGCAAAGATATTTTCAGCATCTCTGTAAGCACCTTTACGCAAGTTAGGTAATGATTCTCCTGCAACAGTTATAACTGACCTTTGCTCATTTACTGCTTTATAGAAAAGCAGTTGCATGACAGAGTAAGTTTTAGATGATGCCGTACCTCCCTGTAAAATACAAACCTTTTCTTTAGTGTTGTATGCTTCATAGAATACTGGACTGCAATCAAACATCTATTTCATTTTCACTATGTGACAAAGGAGGCGCAGTATTGTAAACATTTGGAGCAGGTACTCTAAAATTAATATCTCCATCTAATGTCAGGCTTTGGGATGCTTTGCCATAGGCACGATCTAATAATACCTCAGCTGCTCTAACATCTCCTTTTACTGCCTTTGCTCTTAGAGCCATTAAGATAGCTT